ACTTGATTTGCAAAGTCTTCTCTTGCACTTCGTATGATTTGTCTCTCTCTTACAAGTGCATCTAAATTTGTTCTCTCTACTACTCTAAACCATTCACCCTTTCCAGCAGTTTTAAGTGCATCAATTAAGAATGCTTCTGCACCTTGGGTGACTGCAGTTGAGAATGATGCAACTCCGTCCATTCTCTTCCTTTGTCCTGTCTTATCTAGGAAACCATATACTGCAACAATCGGCATTGTCTCAGCAGGTGGTAAGTCTGTAAGTTCTTGATAGGTTGGTATCTTCACAACCTCTGCCTCTTCAATACATGAACCTACACGTTGCATAACTGTAGAATCACAAGTGTCTTGCATAGAAGGAATACTTGCACACCCACTGGTGAGCAAGACCAATACAAGTCCTACTAATCCTACGTTTTTCATTTAGAAACTTCCTGTTCCAACTGGTATATCTAAAGTTGTTGTCGTTCCGTCCTCTGCAACAATTGTTAGTCTAATAAATTCTGCACCATCTTCTCCAACCAACTTTTCGTATGTGACTGTATTCCCTTCTATTGAGAAAACACCATATGATGCAGCTTCTCCGTTAGAGAACATATTTTCTACTAACTGTTTTGCTATCTGAGCATAAATTCTGCTCTCTACATTCCTTAAAAATTTTGCAAGGGTGGTGTTATCTGCTTCCCTTTCTGCTTTTGCAATTCTATCTTCTATGTCTTGTGCTATCTTATCACGTCTTGATTTCTCTTGGTTCTCAATCGTAAGATAATGAGAACTCTGTCCTATTCCACTGAAAGAAGGACTCTTAAATTTGTGTACTATTTCATCTGCACTTACACTAAGTGTAAAACAAATACTAATTATTAATAGTGGTCTAATCATTTCTTATTTTCTCTCTTTTTTTCGTTCTCTTTATATTCAAGAACTACATCCACTTTTTGTTGTAAACGTATTAGGTCTTGGTCTAACATTCTTACTTGGTCAATCACTCTGATAAGTGCAAAGTGTTGTTTTTCAATTTCGGGTTCTAATTTCTCACCCACAAACCACCAAATATAGTATATAAAATATCCAAGTCCGACCATCATTACAATAGGAAATCCATAATCATTAAGTAAGGATACCAATGTAGGGTCTGTATTTGCTACTACTTCAACTACTTCCGTCTCCATACTAATCTCTCCTCGTATCTACTTTCCCATCTTCCACAAAGTTCTCTGCACGTGCAACTCTCTCTATGTCGGGTCTCAATTCTAAGGCACTTGACACTAACATGTCTATCTTTATCATCTCATTAGACATGGTTCTTGCACGATTTTCCAGTGACTTACAGAACATGGTTAAAGTTTTTATGTCGTCAACTACACCTTCTAGAATTTGTTTGATAACAGTGAATATGAAGAACCCCATCACTAGACTTCCAGCAATCGGAGCACCCACTTCACCTATCAATACAAATATATCCATACCATTATTTATACTTTTTGACTTCTCTTAGACAAAAAAAAGGGGTCTTACGACCCCTTAAGAACGTTAGAGTGGATTACTCCTCTTCAAACTCATCACCCTCAGACCAATTATCTCTTATTTGAGAGACAACTACAGCTTTAGCACCACTTTTTGTAACACCTGTAATGTTATTTTTATCTGCAATATCAAGTAATTGATTTTTCGTCAATTTCTTGAGTTGTGCAGTAGTAGGTTTCTTCTGTACTGGCTTAGAAGGTACGGATTTAGATTTAACCGATGTTTTTTTATTGCCGTCCATAACGAACTTAACAATAACAATTGCAACGATTATACCTATAACAACATATGCTTCCATGATATACTCCTATTTATTTATCCAATAATGGATTTTTGTCTTTTGCTTTTCCTATTGCTAGTGCAAAGACTTCTATGTATTTATAACACTTGGCCCAAAGAGCATCGTCTTTAGGTGTGTCGGTCATCATAACGATTACTGAACATATTGAAATGATTGCTGGTATAGCAGACATAAATGCCCAAATACTACTAATAAAGTCCCACATAAGTATCTCCTGTTAGTTATTAACAGTAGTATTTATGAATTATTAGACCCAATACTGTATTTAGTTGTCAATTTCCACTGACTTTTTTCCTTAAAAGGAATGATTTTAATTTGGGATAATGGGGCTTGAGGGTCGGATATTTTGGTCTCATCTACTACAGTAAGAAGTTTCCATTGTGATAATAGTTTAACTATAGTGTTTCTTCTACCTATATCGGACTCATCTATGGAGTTTGGTTTACCATCTAACTTGAATAGTTCTTTGAAGTGTGTAATGTAATACTTTCCACGTTTGTGAAGGATATGACATGATTGAAATAGTTCTTGTTCTTTTCTTGATGCAACACCTATACGTGAAAGTGTTTCCCTAATCTTAAGGAAATCGTCCTTTTCGGGAAATGTTATTTCGACTAGTTCGTCTACTATAGGGTTATGTTCATCCATCTTCTCTTCCACCAAGATTCATTCTGTTTTTCAATTCACGTATTTGTTTATCAGATAGAAGGGATACATATTCTTTTGCCTCTCTCATTGATATCTGATAATAACTTTTTACGACATCGATTTTTTTACTAATATATGGTTTAGACCACTTTGAAAATCTTTGTCTTTTTCTAAGAGTATTTAGGAAAAACACATATTGAAGACGATGGTCTAACCCATGTCTACAGTTCATTTCATTAGTAAAGAAAACAGAATCTTGGTGATAAGATAATGATTTGTTTATTAGGAAGGGGGCGTAAGCTTTCTCTTCAACAGAGTCGACCATGATATCTTTTTTATCATAGGATACGGACTTGACAAAGTCAAAAGGATTACGTTTGGACATTTACTTTCCTGTATGTTGTCCGAAGAGTTGTAGAAGGTCGTCACCTTTAAGAGGTTCACCAAAGAATACAGTTTCACCTGTTTCTTTAATCTCTCGTTGGACGACACCATTGTTGTATTCTATGTCCAATACTGAACCATCATTACCTCGTGTGTCGTACCAGCAGGAAGTAAGTGAATGTGCATGAAGTGATTTAACACCACTCGCCCATTCCTCTGCAAGGATTAATCTCCTTTGTCTATCTACTGTTTCATCATATTGTGTCATGTGTTATCTCCATCATTGTATTTCACATTGTTTTTATCGAATAGTTTGTTTGCTTGTCTTTGTAGACTTCTCTCTAAATGGTAATCAAACCATCTTTCTATCCATTGTCTTATTTTACCCATTACTTAAATTTACACTCCGACATAATCTCTGTTAGACATGCAGTGAAGTTAATTTCTGAGTCCATTGCAAATGCAGATTTATATTGATAGTCTGCAATGATTAGAACTGATGCTGGTATTGAAGATGGTTCAAGTTTCACTTCAAGTGAATTAAACACTTTCCTGTAAAGTGTATTAAAGTCATTGTCTGAATTCTCTCCGACCCACTTTCTCATTCCACTCCAATTCTTGTCCTTAATCATATTTATAAGTGGTGTTAGTTTTTCTTCACTAAGTGTAGAGAGAAGACCACTGTCTATCTCACCACTAACCCCGTATCTCTGAATCTCATTTAAACATCTTCGGAAGTCGGGAAAGAACTTCATTATAAGTTCTGCAAGAACCCTTTCATCTGCCTTAATGTTTTCTAGTTCACAAATGTGTTTACATCTTGACAACATCTGTTGTGCAAGTACTGGTTTGTCTTTAGGTTTAATACTAAAGTCAATAACAGTTGTTCGTGAATGCAGTGGTGGTATAATTCTATTCTTGTAGTTACAAGTAAAAATGAACCTACAGTTACTTGAGAACTCCTCTATGAAGTTCCTAAGAGCAGGTTGAACACTATCTGCAGATATGTAATCTGCTTCGTCAAGGATAACAACCTTTGCAGAAGATGATAGTGAAACAGTCGATGCAAAGTTTTTGATTTTAGTTCTTAAGGTATCAATCAACCTTCCTTCATCTGAACCATTGATAACAATAAAGTCTGCATCTAATTCGTTACATAGTGCCTTTGCAATAGTTGTTTTACCAACACCTGCTGAACCACATAACAATAAGTTAGGTATCTCACCTATCTCAACGAAGTCTTTGAATGTTTCTTTTAATTGTTCGGGAAGTATTGTATCTTCAATTGTTTGTGGTCGATACTTTTCCACATATAAAAATTCGTTCCTAATGTATTCCTACTAAAAGGTGTCCTTTCCCCGCCGAAAAAACAAGTGTAGACCCCAAGAAGATTGATGAGATGGTCTACTCCCGACTGAGGTGCAGAGACTATTGCACCATCGTCAAAACTATTTAGTGCATTAAGCATTAAATTTGGAATCAGGCTCCAATGCAATAAAGTACTCTAAGTCGATATCTTTATTATTAAAATGAGATATCCCTTTACTAGATACTGAAACTGCATAACTTCCTTCTAAAACCTTTAGGTTCTCAATCTTGAAGTACATAGTGTAAGTGTCTCCATTACCTTCACCTACAATTCTTGAGAACGTATTAGAGGTAGTGTTCTTCTTATCCTTAACAGTCAATGTCACTTTAGTTCCATCGGACTCTAAGATTAAATCATTAACACCTAGAACACTTGCAGCTTTGTTTAAGTCATTCAACAGTTGTGTTGATATATCAAAACTGATTTCTGCTTCAGGCATTGTGATAATTTTATCGGGTGCAATTACCATTCCTTCACTTGCATAAAAATATGATAGTGACGATGAGTCGTCTGCAATCGATAAAGATGCATCATTAAATTCAAAGTCGGGGTCTTCCAACAATGATGTTGCACCTAAGAATTCAGGCAGGTTGTATATTGCAAAGTCCTTTGGGAACTCTTCAGATACTGTTGCTACTGCAAGAATGTTTTTCATATTGGAAATGGTTTCAACCTTATTTCCCTGTTTAACTCTTATACCCGAGTTAATGGTTGAGAAGTTCTTAAGAACGTCTCTCGTGTTTGTACTAATTTTCATCACTAGTCTCTCTCCTATTTTTTATAACCCGATTCTTCGAGTAGTTTTTTATCGTGATTATTTAATGCAAGAAATCCATAATGGATAACTTTCAAAAGGTCGGCACGATTTTTCCCACCCTTCTTCCCATACCTTTGAGAATACTTCATAATATTCCCGATACAAAATCCTTCACCATGTCCTGCGTCCATAATGAACTCAGTTGCTTGGTATTTGTTTAAACTGTAGTGTTGGTCGTAAGTCGAGTCAACATAAGCAGTGAACTCCTTTAAGAGTTCACCTTCGTTATACTTGTAATCAATTGGTTTTGATTTATTAAATATACCCATACTAGTCATTATACTCTGAAGACTCTGATTCGTCAATAGAGTTTTCTGCATTCAAGTCTACTCCAGCATCAATCTTGGAGTAGAGGTCGAGGATACTATTTCTAGTTTCTTCGTCAAACCTTGAAATACACATTGTGATTGACTTGAGTTTGTCATTGAACATTCTGTATGCATTGACAATGTGAACCAATCTTCTAGTAGTCACGACATCATCTATCGCACCTTCATAGTAGGTTTTTCTGATAATGTCAGCCCAGTCTACAAGTTTGTGACAGAACTCGGTATCAACGTCACCACTCAATTCCATTTCCTTCTTAAGGATACTTCTTTCAGTAGTCACTGGTGGATATTCTTGTTGCATTGTGATTGCAAATCTTTCCAACATTGCCTCATTCATAATTTGAGTTCCTATGAACTTTCCATCATCAGACCCTTGTCCTTTAGTGTTTGCAGTTGCAAGAATTGTGAACCCTTCTTTAGGAGTCACCCACTCACCAGTTTTCTTGATTAGATAACCTTTACCTTCAAGAACTGATTGTAGACACATCAACTTATTTGAACCAAGGTCGACTTCATCTAATAGAAGTACAGCACCTTTTCTCATTGCTTTGATAACTGGGCCTTCTCTGAAGAGAACATCCCCACCTTGTAAAGTGTGACCACCCATCAAATCATCTTCATCAGTCTCAATAGTGATATTGACTCTGTAAAGCTCTCTCTTAAGATTAGCACAAGTTTGTTCAATCATTAATGTTTTACCATTACCACTTA